AGCCCGCCCTTTGACCAAACGAATCCGCCATCATCAATGCCGTCCACCGTCATGTACGATTCGTTTCTATCGAACCGGAACACATCCCCCACCATCGGCACTTCTCCGCTCGCGTAGCGTGGGCGGGTGTCGGGTGGCTCAACGGGTGGTTGAGACACATCACCCGGCACGGCGTCGAAGGCGGCGAGGGCCTCAGCGGCACGCTTCATCATCCAGTCACGCGACGACGGTCGCCCCTGCTCATCCTCGCTGTCGGCGATGTCGGCAAGGGCGCCGCGCATCATGTCCGCCAGCTTCAGCCTCTCCTTCAACGCCTGCGTTTGGACGCCAAGCGCGAACAGTTCGGATTCCAGCGCGGTGGCCTTTGCCACGGCGTCGTTGCGCTCACGTATCAAGTTTGCATCGCTCATCGAATCTCCCCATTCAGTTCGCGCAAAAGCGCGTTTTCGTGTCGCAAACGGTCAATCTCGCTATGCATGGCGTGCCATCGGTCTAGGGGCACGCACACGACGTCGTATTCGGTGGAGCGCCACCAGCGGGCAAGCGCCATCCAGAGCATCCAGAGCCTATTCATGCTCCACCACGTCGCAGAAGGTGGAACTCGCTGGCGTTGATGATGAATCCGCCCGACATCGGCGGGTCAATCGCCGTGATCTGCAACGTGGCGCCCGCACGCTCCACGGTGTCACCCACGCGCGGAACCTCCCGGCTTGCATATCGGGCAGGGTCCACCCCAGACGCCTCGTGCGCCCGGTCCAGAACAGCGCCCATGCGGGCCTGAGTCTCAGCCAGGGAGGCGAGAGACTCACGAAGCAGCACCCGGCAGAGCTTGCTGCGATCGATGCCCCTGCGGGCAGCCTCTGCGTCGAGGGGGTCGATCAGGTCGCCGTCGGTGTCGCGGATCCAGATTTGGCGGGTGGTCATGGGCCACATCCCTTCAGTGCTTCAGCAGCGGTCATGTCGTCGGCTTGGCGGCTTTGCTGGTAGACCAGCGCGCGGGGCGTCCAGCCGTCGGGCATGTCAGTCTGCTTGGCCTCGACGACGTCGAACTTGAGTTCGTCGGTTGCCTCTGTGCTGGCGACGTACTCGGCATCAAAGGCGTCTTCGGCCATCACGAGAACATCGACAGTGGCGCGGACTCGGTACAGTTTCACGATTGGCCTCGGGCTTTCTTGATGGCGTTGCGGATGGTGTCTGCGACGCGGACTTGTTCGCTGAACTTGGCGGCGCCGCCTTCTTCGGCGGACGACACGGGAACCATCCCGCACGCCACTGCCGCCTCCAGCGCCTCCAGCATGTCGGCATGTTCGGCAAGGACAGCCCCCAGCCCGCTGGCTGTGATGTGCGCCTCGTCGGGTCCGCCGATTTGCACAGAGATAATGCTCTCGGGGTCCATCATCCGCATGGGCCTGCGGACGCGGAGGAACTTCCTGATCTCGTCGGTGTGCTTGCTCATTCGTCACCGTCGCTGACGTCGGCGCGCTTCTCGATGATGGCGTCGATGATGCTCTGGCGCAAGGCGTTGGCCCACGCGAGGATCTCCTTGTCGGTCGTGAGGCACATCAGCTCGTTGATCTCGGCATCGCAATCCGTGTGGATGTCGATGTGCTCCGAAATCTCCTCATCGGTCGGCTCGTCGCGGTCGTCGGCGGGGTCGGGCAGGTTCACGGTTACCTCGGGTTCGTTGATCATTTCGGCGTCACAATGGATGCAGGTGTCTTCGCCTTCGCATCCTTCGGACTCGCAATCGCGGTTAGGGTCGCGTCCTCTCCATGGTTGAATGCTCACGGTTCACTTCCTTCTTCTTTGGTCTTGCTCATGTGGATGGCCAAATCCAGGGCGCTCCACGCCTCGTCTCTGGTGAGGCCGGTTCTGGTGTTGCCGTCGATCGTGACGGTCCACACGTCGAGGGAGAGGCGTTCAGCGCTGATCTTCATCGGGCACCCCTTCCCAGAAAAACGCGACCGAGCGGCAAAACTCCTCGTCGGTGATCTCGGGCTCGCGCTCGTACTCGCGGGCGTCCATTTCGTTGCGCTCGGTCTCGTTGTAGTCGTCGTGCATGGTGTGTCTCCCTACGCCGAAAGCCCCGGCTGTCGGGGCTCGCGGGTTAGGTTGTGGGGGGAGCGGTCAGGTGAAGCGAACGGTCACCTCGACACCGTCGACGTAGGCGCCACCGTGGCGACCCACCAAGGCGGTCGACACTTCAGCGGTGCGACCGTCAGAGAAGACCGCTTCGTGGGCGAGGCGGACGGCCTCGCGGCGGGCAGCATCGAGGTCGGAGTCGTACACGGTGATGGTCAGCATCTGGTGTCTCCCTAGCGGCCTTGCGTGGCCACATCCACACTGTACGCACTGTCAATCAGTGCGTCAAGTGTCGTGGTGGTGTTGTGGAATATGGCGTTGGGATGCCGGATCAGCCGAACATGTCGGGCTGTCTTTCGTTGCCCATGGACACGGCGGACAGGTTTTTGACGGCCTGATCGTAGTAGCTGCGCTTCAACTCGGCACCGACAAAACGGCGTCCCATTGTCAGCGCGACGTGTCCCTCTGATCCGATCCCCATGAACGGAGACAGGACCGTGTCCCCTGGGTTGCTCCACAGCTTGATGCCACGACGGATCACCTCAAGCTGCAACGGGCAGATGTGCTTTTCGTCGTCGTTCTCTCGGGCGCTGCGGTGCTGCAACGTCTCCGATGGGTTGATGTCCATCCACACTGGCGAGGCGAACTGTTGCCACATGCCCACTGGCATGTCGTCGTCGCGTCCCGTGTGGGTCACGGGCTCGGGATTGACTCCCGGTTTGCGCATGGTGACGAGATAGTCAGGGATGCCCTGGCGAGACATGGCGCTGTCTTTCTTGATCTGCTTGTGGAGCAGGCCAAGGGCCTTTGTGCGCTGCATCGCTTGGACGGGGTCCTTCCAGATCACCACCTCGGAGTGAAACACCCATCCGACCTCTTGGAATGCTCGGATCAACTGTCCCCGAAAGTCGGTCAGACCGATGACACCGTCGCGAGCCTTCGACGTTGGCAGCAGCATGCAGTGAAACGACAGCAAGCGACCCGGCTTCATGACCCGGTAGAGCTCGGGGACAAGAAATCGGAATTGCTCGAAAAACTCTTCGTGGCTGGCGCAGTTTCCCATGTCGCGCGGGCTGGCGCTGTAGGTGTACAGCGACGCGAACGGCGGCGAGAAGATGCTATAGTGCACACTCTCGTCGGGCATCCCCCGCAGGACGTCGATGCAGTCGCCATGGTAGGCGGCGAAGTTGTCGTTGGTGGTCTGGTCGATGACGTTCATGGTGTCTCCCTGTTTTCGTTCAAGCGAGCCATGACGGAATCGTCATGGCGGTGTGTGCGTCGTATGGATTCCACTCGCGGGCGGATGCGCCTTGCACTTCGGCGCGCACGCTGTCGATGACTTGAATGGCCATCTCCGCACCAAGCCTTGCGGCCTCGGCTTCCTTGCGGCGGTAGTTGTCGATCACGATCTGTTCCGTGTCTGCTCGGATGATGTGGACATCGACAGGCATCGTCTGGCCAAAGCGCCAGCACCGACGGATGGCCTGATAGGTCTGCTCGTAGCTGTGGCTGGCGCCGACAAAGACCATGCGCGCGCAGTGCTGCCAGTTGAGGCCGAACCCCGCGATGCTTGGTTTGGTGACGATGACCCTGGCTGCGCCGTTCGTGAACGTCGCCAGCTTGGTCTGTTTCTCGTCGACGTCGTCTGACCCTGTGACCTCGACGGAATCGGCGATGGCTTGCGCCACTCCCTTGCTCTCGTCGTTCATCTCACACCACACGATGCACGGTCCTGGCCCGCTGGCCAGTTCTGCGGCCTTGGCAATGCGCGCATCAGCAGTGCCGCGACGGACGGCGCGTTGGTCTGACAGCGTCGTTGCGTTGACAGCAAACAGGAGGCCTGACTTGTGGGCAGCGACGTTGTCGACGGCGATCACGTGCTCATGGAACCGCAATGGCGGCAGGTTGTATGCGCCATCCTCGTGGCCGAGGTCTGATGGGCGACGGACAACGGCTCCCCATGTCGCCAGCCACTTCCAGAAACTCTTGATGGCGTGGCCCTTCAAGCGCCAATCCTGCGTCGTGTCCATGTCGTGGACGAAGTACTCGGCCATCATCTCTGTTCGGGTCTTGACCCCAAGAAACTCTGAATGGTTGCCAAGCTCCGTGAAGTCGTTCGGCGCTGGCGTCGCCGTGCACGCCAGCCGGTATGGCGTCGACTTGAACCCACCGATGATGGCGTTTCGCGTGGCGCCATTGAACGCCTTCAGGATGCTGCTCTCGTCGAGGACGACGCCGGTAAACGCGTCAAGGTTGAAGTGGTCCAGCATCTCGTAGTTGGTCACGGTGATGAGGTCACCAGCGTCGGCACGTCGGTATGCCATCTCCACACCAAACCGTGCGGCCTCGGCCACGGTCTGTTGCGCGACGGCGAGCGGCGCGAGAATCAGCACGCGCCCACGTCGCGAGACATGCCGTGCCCACTCGATTTGGATCGCAGTCTTCCCGAGGCCCGTGTCTGCGAAGACTGCGGCACGCCCCTTGCGAAGCGCCCACAGGACCAGATCCCGCTGGTGTGGAAACAAGTGATCTGCTGTGTCGGTGTCGTCGATCCCTGGAAACGACTCTGCAAAGCTCTTTCGGTTTACGAACTCTTGATATTCCATGTGTCTCCCTGTTGGCCTGCTGACGAATCAAACTCGGGCGGCGCGTGCTGCGCGGATCTTGCGGTTCATTGCCATGGCGTCGGCACGGGCCTGAGCACGGACGGCGGCAAGTTCTTCATTCGTTGGCTTGTTCATCGTAGGTCCACTGTACGGACCGATAGGCAGTCCGTCAAGTGGCAAGACCATGCACGTCACCGCCTCCGCTCCCCCACTTTCACCCCACGTCGTCACCTCTGGCACGTCGAGGGGCTCGACGACGGGGATGGCGGTTGCTGTGCACGTCTCGACGTTGTGGATGATGACGCGCTCCAGCCCGAGAAAGTCCACAAAGGGCATGTCCCCACACGTCGGACACCAGTATTTTTTGCTCATCGTTCTTCGTCCTTCCAGTATTTCTTGAAGCGCCGTTCGTGCTCGTCTTCTGGCGTCGGCCAGCACAGCACATTGAGCGCGATCAAGGCCAAGGCGCCGACGCCGATCAGGATGAGGGGGGTCATGGGAGCCTCCGTAGTGGTTGCCGCGTCGGGACCATCCCGCGCGATGCCATGTGTTGGGTCACGACGTCGATGGCTTCGGCGGTGGAGTAGCAGACCTCGACGGTCTGACCCTCGCTCCGCAGGCGGGCAATCATCTCCTTCTGGACGGGCGACAGGCGACCCCCCTTGGCCTTCATCTCAATCCACAGGGCGAACATGGGGATCTGCAGGTCAGGAACGCCAGCCGTCACGCCCTCGGCTTGCAGGC